CGCATATTATTTCCTAATGGCGCAAATAATGCAACCATAACAACAACAGATGCAGGCGTAACCATAACGCCAAGTACATTGTCAACAGATGGCTCAGTAGAGGTTTGTATTCCTGCGAATCCGAATACATTAGATTTGCTTGTTACTGAGGATAATGCAAACTACATAAACTCGGAGGATTTTATAAGGCTAAGAACAGAACAGGGAGATGTTCAGATTTACACAATTACCGTTACTTACGATTATCCTGATGGAACGCAAGTAGCAAACCAAATATTTATACAACAACAACCGTAATGTTAAAGAACATAATAGACTTATTACAGATAGACGATTTTATAGAGGAAAGCTATAACATACAAATAGCGAAAGGATTATACGCAATGCCAAAAGGTTTCAAACAAGGTTGGAAACAAGTTAAAAGAGAAATACATCTAAAAAAGCAGAATCATGGCAGTAAATAAAGAAATTAATATAAAAGTAAATAGTAATTTTGGCAAAACTAGAGACGACTTAGATCACTTAAACGAAGGGTTAAACGAGACTGCTGTTGCAAGCGAGGATTTAAACGCCTCAACATCTGAAATGTCAACTAATTTAGGAAACATGAATCCTATTTTAGCGGCTGTAATTAATTCTTTTGATGCTTTAAAAACAGGTTTACAAACCGTAGGTAGGGGATTTACAACGTTAAAAGGCGCTATAATTGCATCAGGTATTGGAGCTTTAGTTTTTGCGATTGTATCAGTAACTCAGGCTTTTAAAGCTTCTGAGGAAGGGCAGAATAAGTTTTCTAAATTGATGTACGGTATAGGGGTTATAATGGATAATCTTTTAGACGTTTTAGCAGACGTTGGGGAGATGCTAATATCAGCTTTTGAGAATCCAATAGAAGCGCTGCAAAACTTTGGTAAAGCAATAATAGACAATATTATCACAAGGTTTCAGGGTATGCTTGAATTAATACCTGCCATCGGTAGCGCAATTTCTGAGTTATTTAGCGGTAACTTTTCAAAAGCAGGGCGCATAGCATCTAACGCAATGGGTAAGGTAGTTTTTGGTATTGAAAATGTAGTTGAGAAAACAGAAAAAGCAATAGAGGTATCTGCTCTGTTTTTAGCACAACAAAAAGAGGAGCTTAGAATTGCAGGTGAAATTTCTGATGCTAGAGCAAGAGCAGATAAATTAGAAAGAAAACTTCTCGTGGACAGGGCAAAATTACAAACAGACATATCTAAACTAAGATTAAAGTCTAGAGAAGAAGATACTGTAAGCGCTGAGGAACGAAAAAAAGCATTAATAGAAGCGCAAAATTTAGAGGATAGCTTACTTAAAAAGGAGCTACAAGTTGCTCAGTTAAGATTTGATAGTATAAGAAAAGAAAACACGCTAGCGCGTTCAACAAAAGAGGCTAAGGATGCAGAGGCGCAAGCAGAGGCAGATTTATTTAATATTATATCTAGGCGAACAGACCAACAAAGAGCAACTCAGAGAGAACTTAATAGAGTAAATAAAGAAATTGCAGCTCAAACAAAAGCAAGGCAAAAAGTAGAAACAGCAGCCTTAGAGTATGGCGTTGAGTTTACTAAGGAGATGACTAATGAGGAAATAATTGTATTAACTGAGGCAGCAAAAGCTAAATACGATTTAATAGTCAAGGAAGGGCAGGAGCGCATAAAATTGCAAGATGCTCAGGACAAGCTCAGGATCGATTTAATGGATGACGGTTTTGACAAAGAGCTTGCTAAATTAGTAGCAGAATCTGAGGCAAAGTTAGCCATAGCAAAAGACGATAAAGAATTACAGCTAGAAATAGAGGCAGATTTCCAAAAGAAATTAAAAGAATTAGAGGAAAAGACATCTAAGGAAATAAAAGACCAAAAAATAAAAGATGCTAAAGCTACAGCAGAAGCTGAAAAGAAAATACAGGATGCTCAAATTTCAAACGTAGAGGCAGGAATAAGTTTAATAAAAAGCCTAGCAGGAGAAAATAAAAAGGTGCAAGCGGCAGCATTGATTGCTGAAAATGCAGTAGGTATTGCAAAAACTATTATAAACACGCAAACAGCAAATGCAGCAGCCTTAGCAACTCCGCAGGCTATCTTAACAAGTGGAGCAGCAGCAGTTCCTGTTATCGCTGCCAATAATATTGCGGCAGGTATTAGTATTGCGGCATCTGTAGCAGCAACAGCGCAAGGTCTTAGCGCATTAGGAACAGGGGGCAATCCTGATGGTGGCGGAAATTTACCTGCAGGAGGCGGAGGCGGAGTACAAGCGCCAAGTTTTAACGTTGTCGGAGACTCAGGCGTCAATCAGCTCGCTGAATTACAGCAGCAGCCTACTCAGGCCTATGTCGTCAGCGGAGAGGTTACAACAGCTCAGGCGCTAGATAGGAACAGAGTACAAAATGCAACACTTTAAATAAAATTAAGTTATATAGACATGAGAATAGTAGAGCTAATTATTGACGAGAATGACGAGGCTAGTGGCATTGATGCGATAAGTTTAGTCGCAACTCCTGCGATTGAAAGCAATTTCATTGCGCTAAATAAACACGAATTATTATTAAAAGAAATAGACAGCGAGAAACGCATCCTAATGGGTCCTGCGCTTATTCCTGACAAATCTATTTACAGACGCAATGATAACGGAGACGAGTATTACATATATTTCAGCAAAGATACCGTAAGAAAAGCTAGCGAGTTATTCTTTAAAAAGTCAAACCATCAGAATGCTACCTACGAGCATGAGAAAAAGATTGACAATATGACTATTGTTGAATCCTGGATTGTTGAGGATCCTAAAAAAGATAAGACAGCTTTGTACGGAATGGATGTTCCTGCAGGTACTTGGATGGTTAGCATGAAAGTAGATGACGAGAAAATATACAACGATGCAAAGGAGGGTACGATTAAAGGCTTTTCTATTGAAGGATATTTTGCGGACAGATATGATTTAAAAAAGGATACATTTGAAAGCCTAGAGCGAGAGTATTTAGTTGAAGAGTTAAAGGAGTTTTTAGATGTTACAGAATTAGAATCATTTAATGACTATCCTGATGCTGTAAGCAACAATGCAAAGCGAGGAATTGCCTTGAATGAAAAGGTAAATAATAAGTGCGCGACAAGGGTGGGTAAAATCAGAGCCAAGCAGCTAGCTAATAAAGAAAAAGTTTCAGAGGCAACCATTATAAGAATGTACTCCTATTTATCTAGAGCAGAAGTATATTACGAAAAAGGAGATAAAGAAAGCTGTGGATATATTTCTTACTTATTATGGGGAGGTAAATCAGCAAAGAATTGGGCAGAATCTAAAATTAAGCAGTTTGAAAAGTAGCCAAACAGGAAGACTAGGAGGCAGGAAGGCTTGCCTATGTAAAAACGGAACATACGACGTAAAATGCTGCGATGGCTCTATATGGGCGCAAGGCATAGGAAGAACTACTAGAGATGTATCTAGCGCCTATAAGTACAAAATAACGCATTGTTCTACAGGTCATCACCATAACGTTCATATACATGGAACAGAGTTAACCGTAGGTAATGTTTACTATTTTGATTTTGCTAATGCTAGCCATAACGGATGCTATACCGTTACAGAAACAATAGCAGGCTCAGGATTGCATATTGATTCAGTAGTCAATTACGTTGATTGCGCTGCTTGTATAGCGGCTAATTAAAACCAATTTGCAACAGAAATAGCATTATTCAGTTATATACCTAGAAACAAATAATAAAATGAAAGAAATAACATTACTTAACAAAGTACGCGAGCTGCTCGGAATGGAGATAAAGCTAGAACAAAGAAAGCTAGAAGATGGCGTTACAATTATTGAGGCAGATGCTTTTGAGGCAGAGGCTGAGGTTGTAATAATCACAGAAGACGAACAAAGAATACCTTTACCTATTGGCGATTACAAAATGGAGGATGGAATGATCCTGGTAGTTGCTGAAGAAGGCATTATAGCAGAAATCAAAGAAGAGGCAGCAGAAGAGGAAGTTATTGAAGAGGAAGCAGAAAAGGAATACGAAGAAAAAGAAGAAGAAATGGCAACAGAAGAAGCTAAGCCTGTTAAAAAGGTAGTTGAATCTGTAAGCAAAGAAACTTATTTTTCAGAAATTGAAGCTTTGAAAAAAGAAAATGAAGAGCTTAAGTCTCAGATTGAAAAACTTTCTAAAGTTGAGGAAGTAACTGAGGAAGTAGTTGAGGAAAAAACGGAATTATCAGCAGAGGAATTGGATCCTGCAGTAAAGCCTATTTCTTTTAATCCTGAAAACAAACAAGAAACAGAGCGAATTTTGTACGCTCAGAATAGAACAGAAACTACTCTAGACAGAATTTACAGAAAATTAAATAAATAATTAATAATTAAAACCTAAAAATTATGGCAGACCAGCCTACTTTTGCGCCAAACACCTATGCAGGTAAAGCAGCAGGAAAATACATCTCTGCAGCACTTTTAAGCGCGCCAACTATTGAAAACGGTGGAGTTACCGTTTTAGAAAATGTTAAATTCAAAGAAGTTTTACAGACTTTGGATACTAACACATTATTAACTGACGCAACTTGCGACTTTGACGATACTCGTACCGTAACAATGGGCGAGTCTGTTTTACAGGTTAAAGATATGCAAGTAAATTTGCAACTTTGTCGCTCGCAATTCCATAACTCATGGACAGCGGCTGAGATGGGAGCATCTGCATTCGCAGACATTCCTGCATCTTTTGAAGATTACCTACTTGGTTATGTTGCTTCTAAAGTAGCTGCATCTAACGAGACTTTATTATGGTCAGGTGTTGCAGGAGCAAATGCTTACGATGGTATCGTAACAATCTTAAATGCAGCAGGTCTTCCTGCAGCTCAGGATATCGCTAAGGTTGTTGCAGGTATAGACGCAGCAAACGTAATCGATGAGATGGGCAAGGTAATTGACGCAATTCCTACAACTGTCTACGGTGCTGAGGATTTAAAAATCTACGTTGCTTCTAACGTTGCAAGAGCTTACGTTCGCGCACTCGGTGGATTTGCAGCAGCAGGTCTTGGAGCTAACGGTACAGACAACAAAGGAACGCAATGGTACACTAACGGAGCATTATCTTTTGATGGTATTCCTGTATTTGTTGCTAACGGATTGGCAGACGATAACATGGTAGCAGCTCAAACTAGCAACCTTTACTTCGGAACATCTCTACTTTCAGACCACCAAGAGGCGGCTGTAATTCCTGTTCATTTATATGACGGAAGTGACAATGTGAGAATTGTCATGAGAATGTCTTGTGGCGCTCAAGTGGGTATTGCTAACGATTGTGTAGTTTATTCTTAATAATTAATCAGAATTAGAAAAAGGTGGGTAAGATTGCCTGCCTTTTTTTATTCATAAAAACTAAATAAAATGGCGTGTGACATCACAGCAGGTCGAATTGAACA